TATTTCTGATATTTATGCTTATGCGCATACTTATCTTGATGCTAACGGAAATGAAAAGCGTGTTCTTACTCTTCGTTCTCCTGCTGGTTCAGGTATTTCTTGTGGTAGTAGATTTAAATATATTGCTTCTGAAGTTCCTCTTAATTATGAGGCATTAACAACTGCTCTTACTGATGCTATTGATACAGAAGCAAAAGACAATGGTGGTAAATTTATCACTGATGAGAGAGAAGTTACACCTATTCTTAAAGAGTATGATTTTGATGCTCTTATGAAACAGTTTGAAGATATGGTTGGTACTCTCATGACTAAAGATCAGAATTATTATGCACCACGTATCACTCAAATTGTAGAAAAGTATCTTGGTAAGAATAAGAAAATGTCAGGAGTTACAAGAGATCAGGCTGAACTTGTTTATCTTGTAGTTTCTGAAATTGAAGATGAACTTGTTAATAATAAGTAATTAAAAATATTATAAGGGACTTTAATAGTCCCTTATTTTTTATTATATTGACTTTTTTAAAATTCTATGATATAATATTTATAGAAAAATAATAAGTGAGTTGATTTAATGGCAGAAGTAAATTGTAGATATTGTAAAAAGAAATTTGATAGAGATAAAGAATCTTTTGTATAGATTCCTGTAGGAACTACTGGAACAGTATTTAGATATGCTCATGCCGATTGTTATTTAAAAGAATTTAACGCTGGAAGAGTAAAAGAAAGATATAAGATTTGGAATCCTGCCACAGCAGCAACTTGTTTTTGGTGCCATAAGGCATTAGATACTACAGATCAAAATGTTATTGCAATGCCAGAATTGCCAAATAGATGGGTGCATAAAGGATGTGCTGCCATTCATCCGGCAAATGATTATGAAAAATTAATGATTTATGTAATTAAATTATATAAATTAAAAGAAAATTATATTCCACAAAAATTACAAAAACAAGTTACACAATATGAAAATGAGTATGAATTTACGTATAGTGGAATGCAAAAAGCTTTAAGATATTGGTATGAAATAAAAAAGAATCCAATAGATAATAAATATGGATTAGGAATTATTCCTAGAATCTATCCAGAAGCTAAACAATATTATTATTCTTTATATTTATCTTAGTTGCAAAATGAAAAAATAAAAGATTATAAAGAATATATTCCATAGGATATAGAAATTAAAATAACACCGCCAAAAAGAAAAATAGAAAAAAGAGAATTATTTAAGTTTTTAGAGGAGGATAAAATTGAATGATTTCAAAATATATAGACACACCTAGTATTGTTCAAGTAATTGGGTGTGTATTTAAATCTCCTCAACTTCTTGATTATACTGATAAATATACTATCACAGAAGATGATTTTCAAGATGATTTTCATAAAATTATTTTTGGCACAATTTATAAATTACATGAACTTGGGGCAGAAAAAATTACATTAAATAGTATAGCAGACTATTTAAGTAGTAGACCTAAAAGTGAAGCTATATTTATTAAACAAAAAGGTGAAGAATGGCTTTTAAAAGCTGAAGAAAATGCTAATACCTCTTCTTTTGATTATTATTATAATCGTATGAAAAAAATGACTCTTTTAAGAGCATTTGAGAAATATGGTATTGATGTAAAAGATATTTATGATCCTGATAATATTATTGATTTAAAATTGCGCCAACAGCAAGAAGATAAACTTGATAATACTTCATTAGAAGGATTGGCGCAAATTATACAAGATAAAATTGATGATATTCGCGCAACTTATGTTGATGATTCTTGGGGGCAAGCGCATTAGGCGGCAGAAAATATTCAAGAACTTATCGAAGAATTAGAAAAGACTCCTGAGGTTGGAGTACCTCTTTATGGAAGTCTAATTAATACTGTAACAAGAGGAGCAAGACTTAAAAAGTTTTATTTGCGATCTGCGCCTACTGGTATTGGTAAATCACGTAGTATGATTGCAGATACTTGTTATATTGGTTGTAATAAGATATATGATGATGCTTTTGGCTGGATAAGTAATGGCACTGCTGAACCAGTATTATATATTACGACAGAACTTGAGTTAACTGAAGCGCAAACAATGATGTTATCTTTTCTTTCTAATGTAAATGAAGAACATATCTTAAATGGTAGGTATGAAGGCGATGAAAAAGAAAGAGTAATAGAAGCAGGGAAAATTTTAAAAGACTCTCCTATTTACATAGAAGTATTACCAGATTTTTCTTTACAAGATGTAGAAAATAAAATAAAGAAAAATATTCGAGATCATGACGTAAGTTATATTGCTTTTGACTATATCCATACTAGCCTTAGAATATTAGAAGAAATAAGTAAACGCAGCGCTGGAGTGAGATTAAGAGAAGATAATATCCTTTTTATGTTATCAATAAGACTAAAAGATATTTGTAATAAATATGGTGTATTTATCTTGTCTGCGACCCAGTTAAATCAAGATTATTAGACCAGTGAAACACCTGATTAGAATCTTTTGCGCGGAGCAAAGGCCATTGCGGATAAGATTGACGTAGGAATGATTATGTTGCCTGTAACCACAGAAGATACAGAAAACTTAGAAGCAATTTTAACTAATACAGGTTTTAAAAAGCCTAATATGAAGATATCTGTATATAAGAACCGTAGAGGACGTTGGAAAAGTATTTATTTGTGGTGTAGTGCAGATCTTGGCACATGCCGCATCCAACCTATATTTGCAACCTCTTGGTCATATGAATTAATACAAATGCAAAATTATAAAATAGAAACAGTAACTCAATTTAATTAATTTTTTAAGGAGAAAATAAATAATGGCTAAAACTGAAGATACAAGTAAGACTATGTGGGCAAAACCTTATTATGCACCTATTGAATATGAGATGCCAAAAGAGTTCGCAAAACAAATTCTTGCAACTCGTAAAGGTGAAGAAAAGAATATGCATCCACAAGAGTTTTTAAAGAAAGTAGTTAATGAAGAGTTTGGACTTCTTGGAAATTGCATTAAAGTAACTACTTATTAAGATTATTAACTTTATTAGGGAGGAATTATGGTAACTTATAATAAGCATGAAATTCGTGAAAAAATGTCTATTGATTAGATATTTGAATTATTGCAAGATTGGGGAGGTAATCCTGCATATACAGAGTTTGGAATTATCTCTGAAACTATTTGCCATAATCCTCCCGGAGAAGGCAGCCGAAAACTCTATTATTATACTAATACAGATTTATTTACTTGCTATACTGGATGCGCTGAACGAAATTTTGATGTCTTTCAATTATTAATGAAAGTTGCTTATATTCAATGGCATAAAGAATATGATTTAAATGATGCAGTAAGATATATAGCAATTCGTTTTGGACTAGCTGGAATAGCAGATTTTGAAGAAACAGATAGTCTTTTAGATTGGCAAACATTTGATAGTTATGATCGAATTTAGAAATTAGAAGTAAAAGATTATCATGTAGAATTAAAAGAATATGATACTACTATATTAAATAATTTAAATTATAATGTGCGTATTCGTCCTTGGGAAAAAGAAGGGATTTCTTTAGAAGCTATTAAACAAGCAAATATAGGATATTTTCCTCCAACCGCGCAAATTACAATTCCACATTATGATATTAATGGAAGGTTCATAGGATTACGTGGAAGAACTTTAGTAAAAGAAGACGGAGAGAAATACGGAAAATATCGCCCTATGGTTATATGTAACAAATAGTATAATCATCCTCTTGGTATGAATTTATATAATTTAAATAATAGTAAAGATAATATAAAACAAGCTAAAATGGCTATTTGTTGCGAAGGAGAAAAAAGTACATTATTATATTAGTCATATTTTGGAATTGACAATGATATTTCAGTGGCTTGTTGTGGTAGTAACATTTCTGCTTATCAAGTACAATTGTTATTAGACTGTGGAGTTACAGAAATGGTAATTGCATTTGATAGGCAATGGGAAGAAAAAAATAATAATGAATATAAGCATTGGATTAATATGCTTGAAAAATTAAATGAACGATTTAAAAATGATATAAATATTTCAATTATTTATGATCGTAATATGCTTACTGGATATAAAGATAGCCCATTAGATCATGGAAAAGAAATATTTCTTTAGTTATTTAAGGAGAGAGTAAGACTATGAGAGGAATTATTTGGGCAGATTCAAAAACTAATCCAGAAGGACCAGAATAGTTTTTAAAAATATATGAAAATTATTAGTAGCTACATATTAAATTAGCATAGCCTATTCAACGTTCTCAAGAAAAAATGATGATGATTTTTGAAAATAATGATATATGGGAACTACGTTATGCAAGTAAAAATGCGGCTAGAGGATTAAGATGTAATATTGCCTATATTCATAGAAATATTCCTGAAGAAATTCTTTATGAAGATATTTTACCAAATGTTATTGGAAAACCATATTGTGGAATTAATTATTATGGAAGTGTAAAATAATTATGTACTATAGAGAAGAATTAAAAGATATTTTTACAGTAGATTCTTTTATATAGGTAAATAAATTGTGTAAATATTATTTCTACATCCGATAAAACATAGTTTACATATTATTTATAATAAAAATATGTTGACTGGATATAAAGATAGCCAAATAGATGATGGTAAAGAAATATTTTTAAAATTATTTAAAGAAAGAGTAAGATTATGATAGGACTAATTTGGATTGCCTCATAGCGGCATTATAATGATGGAATGGAAAAATTAAAAAAAATTATTTCTGATTATGAAAAATTAAATATTCAATTGATACAACCATTAAAAGTTAGTAAAAATTTAACAACTGCTACTTTTACTAATGGAGATATTTGGCAAATTACAATTGCTCAATGCGATACTAGAGGACGACGATGTAATATAGTATATATAGATTATGATATTCCAGATACAATTATAAAAGAAGTTATTAAACCGATTGTAACTTTACCACCTTACCAAGGAATTAATTATTTTAAAACAGGTGATTACTAATGTACTATAGAGAAGAATTAAGAGATATTTTTACAGTAGATTCTTCATATACTTTTGTGCATTGTATTTCTGCTGATTTTGCTTTAGGAAAAGGTATTGCTTTAGAATTTCAAAAACGTTTTGGAACAAGAGATGCCATTCAATCTCGCGCAAAACCATTCTCTATTCCTGTTGGTAATTGTATTTATACTGCTCCTGTATTAAGTATGATCACTAAAGGTAAAGCAACCAGTTTACCAACATATGAAACAATGTATGAAGCTTTGTATCATTTGCGCACAGCGACTGATAAACTTGGCATCGAAAGAATAGCAATGCCATTAATTGGTTGTGGATTAGATAAATTAAAGTGGCCAATTGTACGAGCTTTAATTAAAGATATATTTGAAGATTCTGATATAGAAATTTTAGTTTGTTTTTTATAGAATGATGTTAATTAAAATAACTGTGTGATATATATTACACAGTTGTTTTTTTTAAAATAATATGGTATAATATTTATAATAATAACAATAAAATGGAGTATATTATAAATGGAATATAGATTAAGAGCACCTAGACAAGATGGTACTAGTTTACTTGAATAGATACTTTTAAATCGTGGGTTTAAAAATCGTCAAGAAATTTAGCATTATCTTTCTACCGATGAATAGGATTTAATTAGTCCTTTAAAATTAGATAATATGCGAGAAGGCGCGAAGATGCTTATTCGACATATTGATGCAGGAAATAATGCTTTAATTATTATCGACAGCGATTGCGATGGGTACACAAGTTCTGCTATCTTTATGAATTATCTTAATCGTCTTTTTCCTTCTTGGATATAGAATCATCTTTATTACTTTATACATTCAGGGAAATAGCATGGCTTAGAAGATAGCTTAAAAGAATTTGATTGGCTTTCAAAAAATGTAAAATTTATTATTTGTCCTGATAGTGCGAGTAATGATTATAACTGCCATAAAATGCTTCAAGAACATGGAGTAGATTGTTTAATTCTTGATCATCATGAAGCCGATTAGGGATATTCCCCTTATGCTTGTACAATTAATAATTAGTTATCTTCTGATTATGAAAACAAATCTTTATGTGGAGCTGGTGTGGTTTGGTAGTTTTGCAGATATATAGACAGTATTATGCAAACTCATTATGCTATTGAATTTGAAGATTTAGCAGCTCTTGGCTTAATAGCAGATATGATGTAGGTTACTACTTTTGAGACGCATTAGATTATTAAAGATGGACTTTAGCGCATTCAGAATCCTTTCTTTGTTGAAATGATGAATCGTTAGAAGTTTTAGTTTGAAGGTGGTATTACTCCTTTTGGTATTGCTTTTTATATTGTACCTTATATTAATGCAATGACACGTTCTGGTACAATGGAAGAAAAACAATTAATGTTTGAAGCGATGTTAGAATGGCGTAGTAATGAAATGATTCTTTCAACCAAAAGAGGATGTAAAGGTTAGATAGAACCGCGTCATGAACAAGCAGGAAGAGTTTGTGTAAATGTTAAATCTCGTTAGAAGAAAGCTTAGGATAATAGTTTAGAAAATATCGAAGCAATGATTATGAATGATAATTTATTAGATAATAAATTATTAATTTTGCGAGTGCCAGAAGAACAAGTTGATAAGAATTTAGCTGGCCTAATTGCTAACTAGTTAGCTAATAAATATGCGCGACCTACTTTAGTATTACGTATTACCACTTTAGAAGATGGCAGTATTTTATATGCTGGATCGGGCAGAAATTATACTAATTCTAAACTTGAAGATTTCCGTTAGTTTTGCCTTGATACTGGTTGCGTTAGTTTGGCCTAGGGGCATGCTAGTGCTTTCGGTTGTGCGATTCCAGAGTAGAACTTTAATAATTTTGTAGATATTACTAATGAACGGCTTGCATCATTTGATTTTTCTCCTTGTTATTTAGTTGACTTAGAAGTGACTGCTGCCCAATTGTCTGATAATGAAGTTTTTGCAATAGGTAGTAATGCTGATTTATGGGGGCAAGGATTAGAAGAACCTTTAATTGCAATTACAGATTTAAAAATTGATGCAGATAGTATTACTTATTTAGGTTAGGATAAAAAGACTTTAAAGCTTACTTTTCCTGGTCGGCGCACTAATATGATTAAATTTCATATGAAAGATGAAGAAAAAGAATCATTAGATCCTCAAGGAGGAACATTAACATTAACAGTAATTGGTAAATGTTCATTAAATCATTATAATGGTAATGTAACTCCATAGGTTATGTTAGAAGATTTTGAAATAACAAATAAAAGGAAATGGGATTTTTGATTCTGCGCTCGCTGCTCAGTTTTCGCGCGCAGAATCCGGTATCCAGAATAAAAAATGGTTTTGGAATTTTTTAAAGCGCTTTTTCGCGCTCTGCCGATCAATTAAATCTAGTATCAGTCCGGACTGATTAAGCGCGAAAACGGCATATTCTTTATTTGTTTTATTTTAAATAATATGATATAATAATTATATATGAAAAAAGTTATAGGTGATATAAAATGATATTACATGGATATGGAAAAATAAGTTATGATGAATTATTAAAAATAGAATATGGAGCATTAGATTTACTCCCTATTAAAGATTTTTTAAAAAAAGATGTAGAAGTATAGAAAATTCGTCATGCAATTGAAGATGCTATTGAAATAGAACCGCATGAATTAAATCCTAAGTTTTGGACATATATGGAAAAATATGAAGATTTCTTTCAAGGAGATATTTTTAATTGGATGACTGAAGATGAATTTGTTAACTATTGTAAAACAAAATTTCCAGATATTAAATGGCAATCTGAAATTGTAGAAACATATACAATAGTATCAGCTGGCGATGAGAAATGCAATTAATAGACATAAATGAATTATTAAATAAGGAATAAAAAATGAGATTATTAAAGGTAGGTGAGGCCAGATGTAGCTAACGAATAAACAAGAAGAAGGATTAAAAACTGCAATTAATCGTTATAATTTAGGAATGCCTTATACTGTTATTTCAGGCTACGCCTGACTGGAACAGGAAAGTCAACCCTTGTCAAATTTATTGTTGCAGCCCTTAATATAGATGAAGATGATGTCGCATATATAGCCTATACTGGAAAAGCATCTCAAGTATTAAAGAGTAAAGGATGTAAAAATGCTATTACAGCACATAAATTGCTCTATTACGCCAATAAAAATAAAGATGGAGAATTTATTTTCCACCCCAGAGAAAGGCTAGAACATCCTTATTAGTTAATAGTGGTAGATGAAGTTTCAATGTTGCCAGAAGAAATGTGGTATTAGCTTCTTTCTCATGGAGTTTATGTTCTAGCTCTTGGAGACCCAGGGCAATTGCCTCCAGTTAAAGAAAAACCAGCTCCTATTTTAGAAAAGCCACATGTATTTCTTGATGAAGTAATGCGGCAAGCTCAAGAAAGTGCGATCATACGTCTTTCAATGCATATCAGAGATGGAAAGGATTTTAGAACTTTTCCATCTGTAAGTGGAGAAGTATTAATTATTCCTCATAAATATTAGTTTGCAAGTGAAGATCAAGCTCTTTTACAAGCTAGTCAGATTATTTGTGGAACTAATGCAGAACGTAATAGATTAAATAATAGAATTAGATAGCTTCAAGGAAAAGGCCCAGAACCTGAAATAGGAGATAAAATTATAGGATTAGATAATCATTGGGATGATATTAGCGAATAGGGCAATGCTTTGACTAATGGGGCAATAGGAGAAATTACTTCTTATGAAATAAAACCTCAATTTTATACACAAAGTAATGCCCGATGGAATGGGTTTCCAGAAGAGACAAAAATAATGTGGACTAATTTTAAGACAGAATATGATGATAATTTTTATCATATTCCTATTGATTATAATTGTATCACGACTGGTGAACCATAGTTAACTTCTAGACAAGAAGCTATTATAGCTAATTATAATAAAGGACTTTCAGCAAAACAAAGGCGAGACCCATGGTATGATGCTGCAAGATATCATAAAGAAATTCCTTATCATTTTAACTATGGGTATGCAATTACTTGTTGGAAGGCCTAGGGCAGTGAATTCCCTCTGGTTTTAGGCTATGAAGCGAAATGGCTGAAAAATAAGAATCCAGAAGAGTATAAAAAATATTTATATACATTAGTAACAAGAAGTAGCGAAAAAATTATTCTCGTAGGAGATTGACTTTTTAGAAAATATATGATATAATATATATAGAAAATATGAAGAAAATAAAGGAGTTTTTAGCATGGTATAGACATTCTTTGATTGTCATGCTCATACAGAATATAGTAATTTAAGGCTTGTGGACTGTATCAACCATCCTAAGGACTTAATTGATAGAGCGATAGAAGTAGGGCTTAGTGGTTGTAGTGTAACTGATCACGAAGCCTTATGTTCGCATATGATAGTCAATAAGTATGCAAAAGAAATAAAAGAAAAATATCCAGATTTTACAATTGCATTAGGTAATGAAATTTATCTTACAGATACAAGAGATAAAGGTTAGAAATATTATCACTTTATTCTTTTAGCAAAAGATAGGTTAGGTTATAAAGGACTTTGTGAATTAAGTAGCACAGCATGGTATAATCTTTATGTTGATCGTAGACTTGAAAGAGTTCCAACTTTAAAATCTGAACTTCAAGAAATTATGAAGAAATATAAAGGTCATATTATTGCGACAACTGCTTGTATTGGCGGAGAATTGTCTACAAATCTTCTTGGATTGGCACTAGCGCGAAAAGCGCAAGATAAAGAAGCAGAAAAAGAATATTATAATAAAGCTTGCACTTTTATTAATTTCTGTATAGATACTTTTGGAAAAGATGATTTTTATATTGAATGTGCGCCTAGTCCTAAAGAAGATCAAGTTCTTGTAAATAAACAATTATTAAATGTTGCTCATGCTTTTAACTTAAAAATGGTTGTAGGAACAGATGCTCATTATCTTAAAAAAGAAGATAGATTTGTTCATAAAGCTTTTTTAAATTCAAAAGATGGTGAACGTGAAGTAGATGAATTCTATGAATATTCATATATGCAATCACCAGAAGAGGTAAGAGATCATTTAAGTGCGTCAATGAGTGATCGAGATATTGATTGGATATTTGAAAACTCATTAGAAATAAAAGAAAAAATAGATTTTTATTCATTAGAAAAACATCAACATATTCCAGAAGTAAAAGTAATAGATTATAAGAAACAAGGATATTTAGAATATTTTGGTGGTTTATTTGATGGTTATAATGATCAATTAGATGAATTTTATAATAAATATCCAATATTAACAGAACTTTTTGATAGTGATAATATTCAAGAAAGATATTGGGTTAATCAATGTTTTAAAGCATTGATTGATAAAGGTATCGGATTAAAAGAAGAATATTTAGCTCGTTTAAATGAAGAAGCACGAATTAAAAAAGTAATTGGTGAAAAATTAGAGACTTGTATGTTTGCTTATCCAAATACTCTTCAACATTATATTGATTTGTTTTGGAGATGCGGCAGTACAGTAGGTGCGGGACGTGGTTCGGCCTGTTCTGGTTTAAACCATTATCTTTTAGGAGTAACTCAGCTTGACCCGATTGAATGGGGCTTGCCTTTCTGGAGATATCTGAATGATGAACGTGTAGAACTTGGTGATATTGACCTTGACTTGGCGCCAAGTAAACTCCCAAAAATACTTGAAGAGATTCGTAAAGAACGTGGAGAACTTGGAATTATTCAGGTTTGTACATTTGGAACAGAAGCGACAAAGTAGGCAGTATTGACGGCATGTAGAGGTTATAGGTCAGAAGATTATCCTGAAGGGATTGATGTTGATGATGCTCGATATATTTCATTATTAATCCCACAAGAAAGAGGAATTATTTGGAACCTTCATGATATGATCTATGGAGATCCAGATAAAGGGAAAAAACCACAAACACAATTTATTAATGCTATTAATACCTATCCAGGACTTTTAGAGATTATGCAAGGTATTGAGGGTCTTGTCTCTCGTAGAGGAATTCATGCTTCTGGAGTTATTTTATTTGATGAGAATATTTATGAAGAAGCAGCAATAATGCGTGCGAAAAGTGGAAATTTAATTACACAATGGGATCTTCATGATCAAGAAGCAGCAGGAAGCGTTAAATATGACTTTCTTCTTACGGCAGTATAGGATATTATAGTTGAAACAATTGATTTGCTACAAGCTGATGAAGTTATTGATCCAACTTTGAGTTTAAGAGAAGTGTACAATAAATATCTCCATCCTAATGTATTACCACAAGATGACGAAGAAATGTGGAATGCATTAGCAAATGGAAAAGTCTTAGGATGTTTCCAGTTTGAAGGAGCAGTTGGAGCGCAAGCCGCAAAAAAAATTAAACCACATAATCCGTTAGAAATGGCAGACGCAAATGGTTTGATGCGACTTATGGCAAGTGAGCCTGGCGCAGAAATGCCATTAGATAAATATGTCAGATATAAAAATGATATTAGTCAATGGTATAACGAAATGGATACCTGTGGATTAACAAAAGAAGAAGAAGGATATGTTGAGCCATATTTTAAATCTTCTTATGGAGTTCCGCCAAGCCAAGAACAACTTATGAGAATGTTAATGGATGAACATATTTGTGGATTTTCATTAGCAGAAGCGAATGCGGCTCGTAAAATTGTTGGTAAGAAACAAATGAGTAA